TTCTGGCCGACAACAGGACTCTTATCACCCAACTGCGGAGCGCCCATACGGTCTGTGCCCTGGCGGACGACTACGCCTCAACCGCGATGATTGAGGTGTGGATCGACGAAGCGGAGCGGCGCGCGTGGTTCCTGTTTGAAGCGAGTCGCTGATGCTTTATAATCCACTCATGGTGGTAAATCCAATGGCCGACAGGACCCAAAAGACACTCCCCAAGACCTGAGTACAGCTCGTGGTGAACTTGGCAGTGTGTGAAGGGGAGCGTATCACCACGTTCTCCTCGCGTGTCCTGATCCTGCCGGCGAAGCGGGCGGCGTAGCCGCCGGAGGACGCAATGAACCTGATCGAAGGCATTCAGCAAAAGTGCAATTTCATCCGCGAGAAGATCATTCCCGTTTATGACGAGATCGGCCCGGCTGGCGTGTTTGGGAAGATGGGACTCCAAGCGGACATCAAGAAGGGCGAGCAGTCCATCGCTGGCGGCGACACTATCGAGATGCTGCGCGTCTACAAGGAACTCGAAAGCACCTGCGAAACAGCACTGTAGAAGGTTTAATAAACTCATGGCAAACCTCGTAAAAGGCCCTCCACCTCGTTCAAAACGCTCCCCTAAAACGCGCGCGAAGTTCCTTGAGGCTTTGAAGGCTACAGGGAACATCAGTAAATCGTGCAAGTTGAGCCGTCTACCGAAGACATGCGCCTACGAGTGGCGCCGGCAGGATGAGGAGTTCCGGCAAGCGTGGGATGAAGCCCAAGTGGAGGGAGAGGCGGTGCTTGAGGACGAGGCGAAGCGCAGGGCCTATGAGGGCGTGAAGAAGCCGGTATACCAGGGCGGGAAGCGCGTGGGATATGTGCAGGAGTACAGCGACACGCTTCTGATCTTCCTGCTCAAAGGCACAAACAAAGCTAAGTTCGGTGACCGCACCACGCTGGCCGGCGACAAAGACAATCCAGTGCAGGTGAGCGTACTCGATAGTATCCTCAAGGGAGAATGAAGCCGCTCACTGTAGTACAGAAGGCCAAAATCCGTAGTACACTCACAGACCCGATCAAGTTTGTACTACACTGGCTCGGCTCTGACCTGTGGAGCGTACAGAAGGCCATCTGTAAGGCGCTGCTCAAGCCCCAAGCCAAGGTGAACGTCAAGGCGTGCCACTCTTCGGGCAAGACGTTCCTCGCAGCACAGATAACCCTCTGGTGGCTGGCCCGGTACGAGAACGCTATTGTGGTGACCACGGCGCCCACGAAAAAGCAGGTCGAGGTCCTGATGTGGGGTGAAATCCACAAAGCCCTCGTCAAGAGCAAGTATCCCTTCCCGTCTGCAAACCTAACCAAACTTGAGTTTGATAAGACCAAATACCCGATGCGGTACGCGCTCGGTTTCACGACGACCGTCCAGCAGCAGGATGAGGGCGTCAAGTTCCAAGGCTTCCACGCTGACCACGTGCTGATCATCATCGACGAAGCCCCTGGCGTTGACCCGAAGATCATCGAAGCGATCGAGGGCATCCGTGCCGGCGGCGATGTGCGCATCCTGAAGCTGGGCAACCCCACCATCTCGTCTGGCGCCTTCTACGATGAGTTCCACAGCAAGCGCGCCAGCATCCAACCGTTCACAATCAGCGCATTCGACACGCCCAACTTCAAAGGCATCAAGCTTTCGTATGAGGCTCAGGACTCAGAAGGCGCGCCGATCACCGTAACGCTCGGTGATCCCAATGGTCGCGACCTGATGGACCTGACCGAGGAAGAGCTTGACCAGAACGTGATGCCTTGGCTGACCACCAGGCGGTGGGTCAAGGAACGGTTTGAGGAGTGGGGGCCGGGAGACTTCCGCTGGGATTCACGCGTGATGGGAGACTTCCCCTCTCAGAGTCCTGATGCCCTGCTGTCTTTGGCGTGGCTGGAGCGCGCACAACGGGACACACGGACGTATGAGGGCAAAGTAGACATCGGCATCGACGTGGCGGGTCCTGGCGAGGATGAGACGGTCATGGTGGCACGGTGCGGATTCCAGATACTCGAGATCGCCGGCTGGGGCAATCCAGATCCCCGCGGTGAACTGGTGAGCGCACTTCGGAAGTATGGAGACCGAATCGGGACCCTGAACGTTGATTCGGCCGGCATCGGCTACTACCTTCACAAGCACCTGCAAGACCTTGGATTCCCATCGAACGCCGTCAACGTGGGAGAGTCGCCGGCCGACAAAGAGCAGTTCGTGAACCTCAAGGCTGAACTGTACTGGGGCCTGCGGATGCGCGCGAAGTCCGGAGACCTATCAGGACTCGACGACGAGACGACCATTTCCCAGCTTGCCAGCATCCGGTGGAAGCCGAACAGCCGGGGGCAAACAGAGATCGAGTCCAAGGAAGCGATGCGGAAGAGGGGCGTCAAGAGCCCGGACCGCGCCGAGGCGATCATGCTGGCGTTTGCCAAGGTGGCAAAGAACGGCGCCGGGCTGCTGGAGTACTACCAGGGCATAACGGCGGTGCAAACGGGTGGAGATCAGGACCCTAACCCCAAGACACCCGGCTTTAGACCTGCACCTACCGTGACCACACCCGTCAAAGCGCCTGCCCTGACCGCCTACAACCGCGCTATGGCTGCCCTTGCGCCCCAAGACCTCTGTGATCACTGCGGCAAGCCTCTTGGCGATACCGTGGTTGAAGAGGGCATACGCCGGATGCACCCTGACTGTGCAAGGCCGTCTTGGGCGTCCTGAAGGTGTAGTACGGAATTTTCTTGTAGTACACCAAAACTTGTAGTACAGTCTTCGGTGTGTACTACAGGAGGAACCGAATGCTAACCAGGACACAGATGGAAACAGCCCGCGAGTTGATCTATCGCGGGAACCCCTTGAACCACATCGAAGAACTCGCACGGGCGCTTCAGTACGCTTCCACGGAACCAAGAGCGCCGCTGAGCGATAAGGAATGCAATGAACTAAACGTGTCCATCTATGGTGGAGTATCAGCGGAAGCGATAGCCGTAATCAACCGCATCCTCGCCAAGCGCAACACCGCGCAGCCATCGCCGAAAGAACAGCAGTGCGACGGCTCGTGCGACAACGACTGGTGTACTGCCGCGCCTGCTCCTACCCCTATCACATCCGCCGCACAGGATGATTGGAACGATCAGCACGGCCACAGGACAGAGATACTGCCGCTGATCGGTGGGGAGCCGGTGAAGAAAGATAAGGCTGCTCCAGTGGATAGCGATCTAGCTAAGAAAGCGCACAGTGCGTTCATGAGCGCTTCCGATAAGCCCTGGGATGCCGTGGTCCGTGTGATCCAGAAGGACCGTGATACGCGGTGGATGGAATCCATTGCAACCGAAGCAGAAGAACACGGCGTGCTGACTGGAGTGGTAGGCGAGTTTATTGCTGGAGCCCATGAACGCATCGAGGCCCCGCCCACACTCCAGGAGCGCACGCTGGACAAACTTCGGGACCACTCGCCCCAGGCGCACGAGCGGGCCAAGGTGATTGCCGGGACGCTTTGGCAGAGGACGACGGGACGATTGACTACCGACGCGAGCACGTGAACCTGCTGGCGGCTGAAATGAGGAAACGTAAATGAGCGTACATATCAACATCCGCATACCGGACGAACTGGCGGCAAGGATCGATGAACTGGCCAAAGCGGAATCAATGAGCCAGACGGCGGTGATCGTGAACGGGCTTTGGGCTGCTCTGTCCCTTTTGGGTATCAAAGCTGATCTAGTGAACCCTGAAGAGGTTGAATCTATTCAGCAAGCAATAGAGGATCCAGGAAAGGTGAAACTATTGTATCCCGTAAAGACTCCTATCAAGCGCAGTACCGCCCTTGTCAGGACACCCAAAAAGGTCTTCGGCCCCAGCCGTCTCGAAGCGATTCTCCCTGATTTGGCGATTGCCGCTGGAGTTTGGGATGGAGCGCCGCGTCCAGCCCACGCACCGGGCTGCAAGTGCCTGATGTGCCAAGGAAAGTGAGGAGCTATGAACCACCATCACCTACCACAAGGAACCGCAAACGACCCGTTTCGACTTGATAACATTCCTCAAGCCGTTCGCACTGCCCAGCAGTTCGACCGTAAAATCTGGTGCAGAATCGTCGGCGAAGATAGCCACTTGTTTGAAGTCTTTCCCGGTGGACGTAATATCGCTTGGCCGAGGGAGATGATTGAGCGGCGCCGAAGGCTTCAAGAACCACTTCCCGAGGGATACCGCTGTCGGCACGATTGGGCTACCCATCAGGACTCTGATCCAACGGCGGCCGGAGTGATTATCGAAGAATGGCGTCAATGCACGAAGTGTGGTCAGATTCGGGAACCCGCATTGATACACTAGACCACGGGAGCACACACCATGGCCTTGTGGGATGAACCGACAGAGATCAACGACGATACAGTGTTTGGGAAACGACTGAACGACAAGGCATTGCAGAAGATGCCGGACGCTACGGGCGGTTCGATGACGCTCCTGAATCCGAGATATGGACTCTTGAGCGCAAGGAATCGCGGTGGCGTCCGGCCTACTCTGCCAAATCGGGACCCTGAAAACGACCGCCCTGGCCCTGATGACCGCCTCCTCCCCTCCGACTTCATCCCCGACGTAGACGAAGAGCGCAACCGCTTCAGCCCTTACCAGCCCGTCCAGCCGTTCGGCCCTCCTTCGATCTTGGATGTACGCGAGTGGGACTACCCCACCGGCTACAACCTCGAGATCGTCAACCGGCACATCATCTTGGGTGAGATGCTGCGGGGCATCGTGCGTGGCTCGGGAATCATCGCCAACGAACTGAGCGCGCGCGTCGACGAACTGGTGAGCCTGCCGTGGAAGTTCGTCCTGAAGAACCCAGCCAAGGGCGTGAAGTCCGAAGACGACCCGCGCATCAAGGAACTCAACGCCTTTTTCAAGATGCCAGACCGGAAGATTCCGTACCCGCAATGGATGGAGATGATCTTCCGCGAGCGGTACACCATCGATGCGGCCACCGTCTACATCTGGAAGAATCGGGCTGGGACGAAGCCCTACGCGCTGGAATGCATTGACGGGAATACTATCGTGCCAAAAGTGGACGACCGCGGTCGCATCCCCGACTGGCCTTCCCTGGCCTACGTCCAGATCGTCAAGGGACTCCCAATGGACAACTTTACTGAGCGGGAGATTGTCTACATGCCGAGGCATCGGTGGGCTCAGTTCCCGATCTTCGGATACTCCGAGGTTGAGCAGATCCTAATGGAGGCAACTCAACAGGTCCGCAAGACGATGTACATGCTCAACTTCTGGAACGAGGGAACCTGTCCTGATGTGATGGTTTGCTGCCCGGAGAACTGGACTGCTGAGCAGATTGCGCTATGGCAAGGAACGTTCGACGCACTGATGAGCGGGAATCTCAAGCTCAAGTCCAAGATGCGGTTCATCCCTGGCGGTGGCAAGCCTTTCGAGATGAAGGGCTCGGCCGGCGACTTGCTCAAGTCCGAGTATGACGAGTGGATGGCTCGCATTGTTTGCCGCGCCTTCAGGACCGACCCGAAGCCCTACATCAAGGAGCCTGAGCCGCGGGCGAACTCCGAGCAGCTTCAGGAGCAGATGCGCGCTCAAGGACTCAACGGAGAGATGCTCTGGTGGTCCAGCCTGATGGAGCGACTGATTTTTCTCGGATGGGGATGGGACGACATTGGCCATGCCTTCGACCAGAACGAGGAAGTGGCGGCAACCGACCAAGCCACCATCGACGCCGCCAATACATCTCTCGGCGCCAGAACGATTAACGAACTACGGGACCGCGACGGCTTGGACGCGGTAGAGGGCGGCGACGTGCCGATGGTCAAGACGGGCACCGGATGGATGCCGCTGGCGGTCCTGGCGGCGCAGACCGCACTGCCTACACCAGTTGCACCGGGCGGCGCCGGCGGGGCATCAGGACCCGGAAAGAATGCCAGCAAGCCTACTCCCACGCAAAAGGAGGCCGGGACGGAAGCCGGCAACCCTTTAGCAAAGCGGGGAAGTCACTGGAGCAGGTACTAGCGGCCTACCTCAAGCGCAAAGGAAAAGAAGCGGCGGCGGAACTCGCCGTCGAGAAACTGGCCAAGGCCGAAGATGAAGACGGCTCTTGGATCACTGTCAATGGGGCACATGTACACCTGAATGCATCGGGAGATGCAGACAAAGGGCCGAAGGGAATCTTGACCAGGAACCAATCCAAAGAGGATGTTCCTCCCGGTATGATGCGTAATCCACTTACGCAGGCGTCTAAAGATGAACTAGACGCATTCTCAAAAGCAAAAATGACAGGGAATAGCGAAGAGAAAGTAGACCCTCAAAAGATACTCAGTTCGCAGCCTTTTGTCGGGAAGGACGCGGCTGGTAAGTTACGCGATGGGGGCCAGATTGTATTGCACGAGATGGGCGGAAAATACTTTATAAACGACGGGAATCATCGTGCCGCGAATGCGATGATGAACGGAAAATCAGTCGATGCTATGGTTTTCCATTACAAAGAACAAACCGAGAAGATTGCGAAGGCTGCGAAGAAGAAGCCAGAAGATCAGGACACGATAGACGTTCTGGTGGACTGGGGCGACCTGATTCCCGAGGTGACGCCCTACCTTGAAACCGATGCGGTAGCTGGCGCCACAGAGTTCCTGACTGACCGCGGCATTGTTGAAGACAGCGATATGTGGACCAAGGTCCTTGACCAGGCGCGGCAGATGGCTCGTGAGCGCGGCGCGGAGCTGGTGGGCAAGCGCATCACAGACAAGGGCGAGATCGTTGATAATCCCGATGCCCGCTACGCCATCACAGAGACGACGCGCGAAAACCTGAGAGAGTTGATAAGCAAGTCAGTCGATGAAGGATGGACGACGACAGAACTCCAGCACAACATCTTGCAGAGCGAGGATTTCAGCGCCGCACGGGCTCTGACCATCAGCAGGACCGAAAGCATGTACGCCTACAACCACGGCAAGCATGAGGCCGCCAAGGGAACTGGGCAGAAGTTCAAGCAGAGTTTCCCTGGCGAGGGGTGCTGTGAAGAGTGCCAAGAAAATGCAGATGCGGGTCTCATCCCTATCGACGAGGATTTCCCGTCTGGAGATGACTGCCCCCCATTTCATCCTGCGTGTAGGGACGGTATCGGCTATTCTGAAGCGAAGGACGATAGCGAATCAGAGGGAGAGGAATAGATGGCGGCAACAGGACGCATAAGAATTGACGAGGAGTCAGCCCTGAAGTCTATGCCGGTGACGGCTGAGGCTATCCTGCGCTCTGCCCAGGCACTAAGGCCCATTCTCCCTGAAAGGTTCTACGGCCGGTTCATCCTGATATTCGAGGATGGCCGGCCGATTCGTTGGGAGACTCTTCAGAGCGGGAAGCTATAAGCGTAACTTTCCCTGTGCCGGGATATACCGCCGGGCTCGGTTGCGACTGCGCTTGAGTAGTAGCTTCAGCCTATCATCCATCCAGCGATCAGGCCGCCGATGATGATCACTGCCAAAATGCGCCAATCCCATTTTCCGTAGATGTTCATCATTTCTCGATTCTGCCAGGTCTGCGCGCCCGGCGTGCGTTACTGCTTACGGCAAGGGACTGGAGCGGGGCGTTCGACTCGAACGAACGACCTTCAGATTAGGTAGCAGGTTTCGATAGCCTGCCGTTTTCTGATGCTCTACCAACTGAGCTAACCCCGCTGAATCGGGCGTGAAGGATTGTTTGCCCTCTTCCAGACTCGTCTATAGCCGAGCCAACGCCCGAACTTAATTCTGTTGATCTACATCTCTGGATCTCTGGTACGCCCGCTTACGGCAAGGACCGCGCAGCGGAGGTTAAAGGCTATCTATCCAAGAGCGGCGGCGACAAAAGCTGCGCGAGTATTACGCGCAATCAGCCATGCACCCTTCCACGCGAGTTGTGCTGAGGTGGCGGGTCTGCTGTTGAGGATGCGG